CTGAAATAGTCGAGGAGGCTTTTGAGCGTGTCGGAAGTGAACTGCGCACGGGCTACGACTTAAAGACTGCACGCAGGTCTTTGAATCTTATGTTTGCTGACTGGGCAAACAGAGGCATCAATATGTGGACGTTTGACCAAGGCACAATCAGCCTTGTTCAAGGGTTAAACACCTATCCGCTGCCCACCGATACTGTAGACTTGCTTGACCATGTTATCCGTACAAACCCTAATCAGCAATCAACACAAGCGGATTTGACAATCACCCGTATTAGTGTTTCTACCTATGCAACAATTCCCAATAAGCTGAATCAGGCTCGTCCTATTCAAGTGTGGGTACAGCGTTTGGATGGGCAGGTTTCGCCTACTGGCTTTACGTACCAAAGCGCAGACACTAATGCGCAGACGATCACGCTATCTTCTACAGCAGGTTTGCCGACTACGGGCTATTTAAACATTGGCACAGAGACTATTTTTTATAACTGGCTAGTCAACTCCACCACATTGGGCGGTGTTTTTAGAGCACAAAACGGTACAAGTCAAACCAGCCCTTCTGTAGGCACCGCTGTTTATTTAAACAACATCCCGCGTATAACTGTTTGGCCTACCCCAAATATTGGGGATACCAGTAACCCGTACTACCAGTTCATTTACTGGCGCATGCGCAGGGTGGAAGATGCAGGCGGGGGCGTCAACGTAATGGATGTGCCGTTTCGCTTTGTTCCCTGTATGACTGCTGGACTGGCGTATTACATGGCTCTTAAAGTTCCCGGGGCTATGGATAGGCTCCAAATACTAAAACAGCAGTACGATGAAGCGTGGGATTTAGCTTCTCAAGAAGACCACGAAAAAGCGGCGGTGCGGTTTGTTCCTCGTCGCCAGTATGTTTCTGGAGCGTTCTAATGCCCAATCGTTTTTCGTCTGGCAAGTACGCGATTGCTCAGTGCGATAGGTGTAATTTTCGGTATAAGTTGAAAGAGTTGCGCACATATACACTGAAGACAAAAAACGTCAATATGCTTGTATGCAAGACTTGCTGGGACCCCGATCATCCACAGTTACAACTGGGTATGTATCCAGTAGAAGACCCCCAAGCAGTGCGTAATCCGCGTCCTGACATTACATATTTGCTTGGTGGTACTAGCGGCTTACAGATAGCAACTACTTCCGGTACGGGACCGTATCAGACAGGAACTTTAACTGGAGGTAGTCGAGTGTTCCAGTGGGGCTGAATCCTGTAGGGGGGTCTAGCTATTTTGATGCGGCTTTAACGCCCAACAATCTGGCTTTGAATATATCTCTTGGTACAGTTACAATTGCAACGACATAAGGAGCTAAAAATGGCATACACACGCGCAGCAGACGGTATTGCTCAAAAAGGCAAGACCAAAGGTCGAAACCTTGGCAATGATGGTCCTACCGTTGGCATTCAAAGCGGTAAGCCGACCAGCGGCAGCAGGGGTAAAACCAATGCTGATATGAAATCTATAGGTCGTAATCTGGCAAAAATCGCAGCACAGAAACGGGGCTAATCATGGCAGTAAACAACAAAGCAGCATCAGCTTATGCCGCCCGCTATAAAGAGGGCATGGCAGACATGAACAGCAGGACAAACCGTAGCAAGCTCGACACCTACGACATGAGCGTTGGTGCTGTTAGCAAATCTGCTGGTAATGAGCCTACCAAGACCACCGGAATCAAAATCCGTGGCACTGGCGCGGCTACCAAAGGCACTATGGCAAGAGGCCCGATGGGTTGATATATGACCTATGATGAACTTGTAGCGGCAATTCAGAGCTACACAGAAAACCAATTCCCGGCGACTTACCTCGCTGACGGGAGTACTGTGTCTCCGATCACGCAAATCAACACGTTCATTAAGCAGGCTGAACAGCGCATCTATAACACGGTTCAGTTCCCATCGTTGCGTAAAAACGTGACTGGCACGGCTACGGTTAACAACAAATACGTAACTTGCCCGGATGACTTCCTAGCTGTTTATTCTATGGCTGTTGTAACGGACGTTACAGGTGGAGACATCAATACCGGCACTTACGAGTATCTCCTGAACAAGGATGTTAACTTTATCCGGCAGGCATACCCAACGCCAAACGATACAGGAACGCCGAGGTATTACGCGCTTTTTGGTCCGTCCGTGAATCAAGGTGGCATTACCAACGAGTTGACATTTATCCTTGGTCCGACCCCAGACGGAGCCTATAAGATAGAGCTTCATTATTACTACTACCCAGCCTCAATCATCCGGGCGCAGATTGCATCTTTCGGAACCATTACGGGCGGTACAAACTATATTGACGGAACCTATTTTGGTGTGACATTGACCGGCGGCACAGGCACGGGCGCAGTGGGTACTATTGTGGTGTCCGGTGGATCAGTCACTTCAGTGACAATCACAAACCCGGGGTGTCAATACATTGTGGGTGATGTGCTGTCTGCCTCATCTACGGTCATCGGCAGCATCGGTAGTGGGTTCTCTGTCCCAGTCCAATCCGTCATTAACGCTTCTGGCACATCGTGGCTAGGGGATAACTTTGATTCCGTTCTGTTGTATGGCTCTTTGGTAGAAGCCTATACATTTATGAAGGGTGAGCCAGATATGGTGACCCTCTATAACGGCAAATACAACGAAGCCCTTGCTCTGGCTAAACGTCTGGGTGACGGCATGGAGCGTGGCGATGCTTACAGAAGTGGGCAGTTTCGGCAGGCGGTGACTTGATATGGCTTTTACTGGAAACTTCTCCTGTAATGTGCTGCGCTCCAATATGGCAAGCGGGGGGATCGACTTCTCCTCCGACACCTTCTATATGGCGCTTTACACAAACTCAGCCACCTTGGACGAGACAACCACCGCCTATACAACCACAGGTGAAGTTGTGGCAAGTGGGTACACCGCTGGCGGGCAAGTCATTACGGCGACAGTTGCCACGGAAGCTACCCCTTCTGGAAGCATTGTGTACATTGACTTTTCCTCTCCCACATGGAGTTCTGCCCTGACAGCGCGGGGGGCTTTGATCTATAAGCCCGGGGACAACGGGGCGGTCTGTGTGTTGGACTTTGGAAACGATAAAACTTCCACTGCAACATTCACCGTTCAGATGCCTGCCAATACCAGCAGCGCAGCACTCATTAGACTTATTTAAGGAGCCATATGCTTGTAACTACCACTAAAGGCGAAATGGACGACAGCCTTCTGGAAAAGCGGGAAGGCAGTGTGGACAACGAAAATGAACAGACTACATGGGTTGAGTATTGGCACGAGGGTGAGTTGGTTCACCGCTCCGCTCATGTGACTTTGAAGAAGATGCCCCCAATCGGTGGCGAAGCCGCAGCTTTAGCATAAAGGAGAATTTAATTGAGTAATACCCAAGCAATGTGTACTTCGTTCCTCGGGGAACTGATGACTGCTACACACAATTTTGGCACCGCGCCCACACGCGGAACTTCTGCCGCAGACACGTTTAAAGCGGCTCTGTACTTGGCTTCCGCGACAATTAACGCCTCTACCACGGCTTATACGGCTACGGGTGAGGTGTCTGGGACGGGCTATTCGGCTGGCGGGGTGACGGTAACCAACGGAACTCCTCCTTCCTCGACCAATACCTCTGCGACAGCGGGTACTGGATACTGGACGCCATCTGCAAGCATTACCTACACCAGCGTGACGCTGACAACTGCTTTTGATACTGTGTTGATCTACAACTCGACCCAGAGCAACAAGGCGGTTTCTGTCCATACGTTCGGTTCTCAGACTATTACGGCTGGAACATTCACGCTGACAATGCCCGCAAATACGACCTCTACCGCGCTGCTGCGTCTGGCTACAACTTAAACGAGGGCGGCGAAAGCCGTTAAACCATGTTTGGCATAGCCTCGTTTGCTGCCGCACCGTATGCCGCTCTGGGCGAGGTGGTGGTTGTTGTCGCCCTATCGGGTGTCGCAGCGACAGGCAATGTTGGAACCGTTACCAGCGATGTCACGGTAGCCCTGTCCGGGGTATCCGCATCCGGGAATACTGGCACCGTAACCGCAACGGGTTCTCAGGGTGAAACCGGGGATGTTGCATACGGCTATGTAGATACCGTAACGCCTTCTGTAACTGTTGATCTATCCGGGGTTTTGGCTACCGGCGAGGTCGGGACGGTTACCCGGGATGAGACGCAGATTGCCATTACCGGGGTTGAAGCCACCGCAGCGGTTGGATCGGTTGCAGTTGTCCATTCCCAAGCCCTGACGGGTAATTACGCCCTTGGAGAGCCGGGGGTTGTCGATCACAGCAAGGAAGCTGATCTCTCCGGGGTATCTGCCGCCGGGTCGGTAGGAACCCTAACTCCGAGCACCTCAGAAGGGGAGGACGGGGATGTAGCCTACGGTTATGTGGGAAGCGTTGGGGTAAATGTAACCAAGGCGCTTACCGGGGTATCTGCGGACGGGGCGGTAGGGACGGTAGTTAAATCCCAGTCGGTGACCCCTTCTGGGGATGTCGCTTATGGATCAGTAGGGTCATTTGGGCACAGCCGTACAGTAGCCCTGACGGGCGTGGTGGCAACGGGTTCCCCGGGGGAAATAGTCCCGGTTTATTGGAACACCATTATCGACACGCAGGACCCAAACTGGCAAAATATAGACAGTTCCGCTGCAACCAACTGGGCAAATATCGAAGCCGATGTAGATGCCGATTGGGAACTAATTGAGACTGTAGTTTAAGGACAAAAATGGCACTTGTACTTGCAGATCGGGTTAAAGAAACCACCACGACAACGGGCACAGGCACAGTCACGCTTGCGGGCGCGGCTACGGGCTATCAGTCTTTTGCAGTAATTGGGGACGGAAATACCACTTACTACACCATTGCTGGACAGGGAACAAACGAGTGGGAGGTGGGAATTGGAACCTATACCTCCTCTGGGACAACGCTGGCCCGCAATACCGTTTTAGCCTCCAGCAATGCAGGCTCCCTAGTTAATTTCAGCGCCGGGACAAAAGATGTATTCGTTACCCAGCCCTCTGAACAGACGGTGGTTTCCAGCAATAACCCCGGCACCTCTACTTACATCCTAACTTCAAACGGAAGTGGTGTAGCTCCTAGCTGGCAGGCACCTGCCGCTGTCGAACCTGCATATTTCCTAGCAACCATGATGGGCTGATATGACTACATACGCAAATACCTCCTACGTAGCCAAGAATGTTGGCACATCCGCATCCACCCTGACCACTGTATCTAGCGGGACAATCGCTGTAACAAGTCTGGTGGTGGCAAATACAACCGCATCCCCGATTACCTGTGATGTCTATATCACCCGGTCTGCCGTGGACTACTACATCGTCAAGTCGGCTACCGTCCCTGTCGGGGGTTCTTTGGAAGCAATTGGTGGCAATAGGGTAGTCCTGATTGCATCAGATGCCCTGAAAGTTGTATCCAGCGCAGCAAGTTCTGCTGATGTGGTGGTTTCTGTTCTGACGGCGGTCTGATATGGCATTTATCGGTAATTCCAACACAACGCAAGGTTTCACGCCAGCCATTGATTATTTCAACGGCAACGGTTCTACAACCGCATTTACCTTGTCCCGCCCGGTAGCATCTGTGGCGCAGGTGCAGGTTGTTATCGAAAATGTCCCCCAGAACCCCGGTAGCGCCTATACCGTCAGCGGCAACACAATCACATTCACATCAGCCCCTCCAAGCGGGACAAGTAATATCTATGTCTATTACACCAGCCCGATAACTCAGGTAATTGCACCGGGACAGGGGACGGCTGGAACGACTGCTTTGGATGTGTATGGTGGTGCGGGTACAGCCGCTATGAATTTGCCTTCTGGCACTACTGCACAGAGACCGGGTACACCTGCGAATGGGGCAATTAGATATAACAGTACGATTAGTCAGGCTGAGATTTATCAATCTGGTACATGGATTGCCTTTGCAACCGCATCAGTTTCTTCCGTAAATTATTTAATTGTTGCTGGTGGCGGTGGTGGCGCATCAGGCGGTGGTGGTGCTGGTGGTCTTTTGACTGGTACTGCCGCTGTAACCGCGAATAGTCCCTACACAATTACCATCGGTAGTGGCGGTGCATATGGAACAGGGGGTGTAAGTCAAGGAAC